AAGGAACTGGCTGATGCCAACGCTGAAAATGCTGCTTTGCAGCGCAAGCTTGATAATGGTGGTCGGGTGCACGTCTCCGGTAAGTGTCCAGTGCCAGCCAAGACCGGCACCGCCAGCGTGGATGATGGCGAAACCGTCGAACTCTCTGACATTGCTGGACGAAACGTTCTCGGTATCAGAGCCGGAATCAAGCAAGACCAGGCAGCCTTGAGAGGGTTGCAGGACTACATCAAACAGCAGTGTATGAGATAGGGGCGTGGAAATGCACACACCTGATACAGCTATCATGGCCAGCACTACTGGCCTGATAACCCCCGACACAGCACTCATTGGCGGGAACGCGTCGGGCGGTGGTAGCTCAGTCGTTATTGATCTGACGGCACCCACGCTCGATCCTCGCATATCGTTTAGCGGCCCTACGCATTTCTATTGGTCTGAGAATGGTGTGATGCTGGAGAGTGCCGAAAACAGTTGGCCGCTGGAGTATCAGAACGGCGCAGCGGCTGGGCGTCATGAACCAGAGCCGGAGGCAACAAACTATCAGCTAATGTCTCGGGGTGACCTGGCGGTGCAATCTCCCGTTGTGGGGCCGTGGATTAGCCTGGGATTGACGCTATCTACCGGCGTGGGGCCGGACGGTGGCGATATTGGCATGACAACAACCGATTGCGATCTGTACGCGATATACGATGCCACCGCTGGCGCGTTTATTGTCCCGCAAACAAAGCCCGCTCCGCTTGATGAGTGGTCCCGGATAGTTGTTCCGTTCAGCGTTGGCGTGGAGTCGCAGATAAGGACGTACACCGCCCGCGCCAGCACAACAAAATATCTGTATGGGCTGTGTGAGCCTGTGCCGGCCGGCGGCTGTGTTGTGTCGTTCTATCGTCGGGAAAATACCGACCTGCTCACGGGGCTGGTGCAGGTTGAAGCCGGACCGCTGGCAACGTCCCCGATCATCACAGGTGATGCTATATCAACGCGCCCGGCGTCCAGCGTCACTATCAACACAGGTTCCGCATCAACAATCACGGTGCGCTACAGCAATGGCGAATCAGACGCATACAGCACGCCTGGCGACTCGTTCACACTGCCGGCGGCACAGCGCAACTGGTCAGAGCGCTACATAACTGAAATTGAGATGACACAATGACGACTGAAAAAATCACACTAACAGACGTGCCAGTGCAGCTCACAAGCGGCAGCGAGACTGCGTATGTGAGCTGCCCCGGCAGTCACTTTTGTTTTGCTGATTCCGCCGCGGCACCCACAGAGCTGACTACGGCTCACGTTGATTCGAAAGTCTCGATAAACCCACCGTTTCAGATCTGGGCATGGTCACTCACTGGTGACGTTCAGATTATCGTATCGAAACAGAGTGCCTGAGCACGGCTATTAAGATAAGGAGCCTGATCCATGGCAAGACCGGACTGGGGAGCTCTGCAAAGCCAGTTCCTGTCCGAGCATGCCAAATCCGGCATTTCCCCCAAAGACTGGTGTGAAGCGCAGGGACTAAATTACTCGACCGCAAAGCGCTACATCAAAATTGCGAACGGTAGTGCGAATTCGCAAAAAAAAACTGCGAATAAAACTGCGAATTCGCAGAAAGAAAAACCACCTAAAGGCAGGCCACGCAGGGATACGGACAAAAACTGCGAATCAGAAAAAGTTGCGAACTCTCCAGAAACGAAACCGACTCGCGGATCCCGTACTGCGCCGCCAGCCAATCCATTCCCGCACGGAAATCAGCATGCGCTAAAGCACGGTGGCTACGGGCGTCGAATGCTTCTCTCTGATGCAATAACGGAAGATGCGCAGGCGTTGACGCTGGATGATGAGCTTTTCTGGTTACGTGCGGCGAACCTGACGGCAGCGGAGAGTATTGGCCGCTGGCAGACGGAACTTGAGCATGCGGATAGTGAAAAGGGAAAGCTACTCCACGATCTTATTTCATCCGCTCAGAAAGCAATGCACCGCAACACGGCGCGCATTGAGTCCCTGGAGCACACCAAAGCTGCTATCGGGCATCGCATTGCGACATCTGACAAGGTGAGCCTTGAGGCTGACAAATTACGCCGTGATGCCGGTATTGATGATGGTAACGGAGAGCGTGACCTGAATGACTTCTACAACGATAACGAAACCGACGCTTAATCCGGCCCTGCGACAGTTCTGGACAACTCAGGCGCGTAACAAGGTGCTGTACGGCGGCCGATCATCTTCAAAATCATGGGATGCCGCCGGGTTCGCTATTTTTCTGGCTAACAAATACACGCTGCGTTTTTGCTGCGCGCGCCAGATCCAGAACAAAATCGAAGAGTCGGTATACACCCTGCTCAAAATTCAGATTGACCGTTTTGGCCTGCGACATCGCTTCCGTATCCTCAACAACAAAATCATCAACCGCGTTACCGGTTCTGAGTTCGTCTTTTACGGCCTGTGGCGCAACATTGAGGAAATTAAATCGCTGGAGGGTATTAGCGTGCTATGGCTCGAAGAGGCACACGCGCTGACTGAATATCAGTGGAAGATACTTGAGCCGACGATCCGTAAGGCTGGGTCTGAATGCTGGTTCATCTTTAACCCTGGTCTTGTGACCGATTTTGTCTGGCGAAACTTTGTGGTCACGCCCCCCGAAGACACACTGACACGCAAAATCAACTTCGACGAAAATCCTTTTTTGTCTGACACCATGCTGAAGGTTATTGCCGCGGCCAAAAAACGCGACCCTGAAGGGTTCGATCACGTATACCTCGGCGTGCCTGAATCTGATGACGATGTAGCCATTATCAAACTGTCATGGATTGAGGCTGCCGTGGATGCGCATAGAGTGCTTGGCTTCGAACCTTCCGGGCGCAAGTTCCTCGGGTTTGACGTTGCGGACTCTGGTGCGGATAAATGCGCCAACGTGTATCGCCATGGTTCTGTGGTGTTATGGGCAGATGAATGGAAAGCCAAAGAAGATGAGCTGCTTAAATCCTGTGAAAACACATACAGCGCAGCACTGACGCGCGAAGCGGCGATTATCTACGACAGCATTGGCGTGGGCGCATCAGCTGGGGCGAAGTTTGCGGAAATCAATGAGGCGCGGAGAGCAGATAGCCCGTTCTCAAAGTCTATTAGCTACCAGAAGTTTAATGCCGGCGCTGGCGTGCATGAGCCAGAAGAGGAATACAACGGCATCCCCAATAAAGATTTCTTCGCCAACCTCAAAGCGCAGGCGTGGTGGCTGGTGGCCGACAGATTCCGCAACACGTTCAATGCGGTCAAACGGGGAGAACCCTTCAATCCCGATGAGATGATCAGTATATCGAGCGACTGCCCACTGCTGGAAAAGCTCAAGCTCGAATTAACTACCCCGCACCGGGACTTTGACCGTAACGGTCGCGTCATGGTTGAAAGCAAAAAAGACCTGGCAAAACGTGACGTCCCATCACCCAACGTTGCTGATGCATTCATTATGGCGTTTGCGCCAGCAGATTCAGCCCTGGCCAACTGGGAAAAATTAGGAAGTTAACGATGTCCCGAAAACAACGCCGTACTGGCGAGCAAGGCAAGCCCGTCCGGACCGGTGACGGGTATAACAACTTCTCAGCGAAGCTGGGCAGCCAGACTGCAAACATTCAAAGCGGTGGCAGCTACCAGCCGGGCTATATCTCTCGTAACCGCGTGCAGCTCGAATTTGCATACCGCTCATCATTCCTGGTTGGCGCAGGTGTAGACACCATGGCTGATGACATGACCCGAAAAGGTGTGTCTATCACATCAAGCCTGGCTCCCGGGCAAAAGGGTAAGGTGGAGAACTTCTGGGATGAAGCTGCTATATGGGACGGACTCAACGATAACCTGAAATGGTCACGTCTTTACGGCGGCTCGTTGCTGGTGGTGCTCATTGAGGGGCAGGATATGTCCACACCACTGAAACTTGACCGCATCAAAGAGGGGCAGTTTAAGGGCGTGATGTGCTTAGATCGCTGGATGGTCACCCCCAGCAATACCGACCTGATAACGGATTACGGCCCTGATTTTGGTAAACCGAAGTTCTATAAGGTCGTGACGAACCAGCAGGGTATTCCGCCCTGGAAGATTCACCACTCCCGCCTGATCCGTATGGAAGGTGACACACTGCCATTCCAGCAGGCCCAGACGGAGAATGGCTGGGGGATGTCGGTAGTTGAACGCATCTTTGAACGCATTCAGGCCTTTGACACGGCGACGGTTGGCACAACACAACTCATTCATAAGGCTCACCTGCGCACGTACAGTATTGATGGATTGCGCAACATCCTCGCGACAGGAGGAAAGCTGGAGGCTGGATTAATGAAGCACATGGACATGATCCGGGAGTTTCAGACTATCGAAGGCATGACCATCATGGACGGCAAGGATGAATTCGCAACCCACAGCTATTCATTTGCAGGTATTGCTGACGTCATTCTGCGCTTTGCCGAGCAGGTATCCGGTGCCACAGGTATCCCGTTGGTACGCCTGTTTGGGCAATCACCATCCGGCTTTAGTACCGGAGATGGTGATCTGGAGAACTATTACAGTCGCGTTAACTCGCTGCAGGAACGCCGCTTACGGCGCCACATCCGCTGGCTGATGGATATTTCCTGGCGCTCTCTCTTCGGAGATCCACTGCCGAAAGACTTCACCTTCGAGTTTAACAAACTCTGGGAGATGTCAGATACCGATCGGGCAACCATGGCCAGCAATGTAACGACTGCGCTGGCTACAGCTGTCCGGGACATCGGCATGTCGCCATCCGCCGCGCTTACCGATTTACGCAACATGTCCGATGTGATCGGCATTGGTGGTTCTATCACCGACAAGGATATTGAAGATGCGAAGAAAGAGTGGGAGGAGGCTGAACCTGAAGCCTTCCCAGCGCCGCCGCTCGGAGACGCAGTATCGAAAAAGCCTACAGGCGATAGCGCAGCAGATCGGAGCAATAGTAAATGGTACGTACGATGGTTCTCAGGCTAGCGCCGATCTGACCAGCACCCGGCTTCTGGATTATTCGCTGCTGATTGACGACTGGACGGAACGCGTTGCCCGGCGGATGTGCCTGCAGGTCGAAAGTGAGGAGTGGGAGCAATGGCGATCCGTCTCTGAGGATATCGCTGCAGGATTACGGCTGGTATCGGATACCACGCCGGTTGGTCAGGTAGCTAACGATATTGTATTCCGCCAGATACAACTAATGAAGTCCTTGCCGCTGGAATCTGCTGATCGTGTGCGAGATATCCAGTCCAGAGCCATACAGGCTGTTATTAACGGCGAGCGGCCTGACGCGCTCTATCAGATGATTATGGATACCGGGGGCGTTGCATCCAGCAGGGCAAAATTAATTGCCCATACCGAAATTGGCAGGGCAACCGTTGCCTTTACTCAGTCCCGCGCGTTATCCATTGGATCAGAGGGCTACTGGTGGCGCATTAAAGGCGCAAGCACCAGGCCATCCCACAAAAAGATGAAGAACGTATTCGTGCGCTGGGATAACCCGCCGACGCTGGACGGCATGACCGGGCATGCTGGCTGCCTGCCAAACTGCGAGTGCTGGCCGGAGGTGCATGTTCCGCCGCCACCAAAAATATAGGTCGCATCCGCGGCCTTTTTCTTGCCTGAAAATCAGCAGGTAACCAATGAAATATTTCTTCACTACCCGCCTGGGCGAGACTCGCTATCTCACATCTGACGGATCGTTGTTGTGCAAAGACGTACCTATCGCCCGAACGGGAACGCAAGTCTACCTACCGGAAGAAATCGACCTCGAACCGGACGCCAGTGGCACCGTAACGGTCTGGCGAACCGAGGACGAGGTTTTTTCACCTGAGACGATGGCAAGCTTTGAGGGTGTTGCTGTCACGCTGGGCCATCCCGAGGGCGATGACGGCAATATCGTTTTCGTTAATCCCTCCAACTTTGCAGAACTCGCGCACGGCCATATTCAGAACGTTCGCCGAGGCACTGCTGATAAATCTGATCTGTTGATCGCTGATGTTCTGGTGAAAAGGCAGGACGCCATAAACGCTATCGGGTCAGGTTTAACGGACGTGAGTTGTGGCTATGACGCGAAATATAAACAACTCGCGCCGGGCAAGGGCAAGCAATACCAAATCACAGGAAACCATCTCGCTGTCGGAATTGACCGTGGCCGGGCTGGTGGCCGCTGTGCAATCGGGGATTCAGCCCCATACATAAAAAAGAGGAAGCCATTGATGTCATGGTTAAAAGACCTGGCTAAGGCCATTAAAACGAAAGATGAGGCGGCTATGCAACAGCTCATCGACGAAGCACCAGACATGCCGTCTGACGGTATGAGCTCCATTCCTGGTGTGACCATCAACATGAACAGCCCCGCACAGGCAACATCATTGCCACCGGAAAATAAAACCACGGTAGACGATAAGCCAGATCCGGAGAATAAAGAACAAACGACAGATGCGGAGGTGCCAGCCTGGGCGCAGGCGCTGGTTGCCCGGCTGGAAAAGCTCGAAGGAAAAACCACTGATGCGGATCCTGATGGCATGTCCACGACTGATGAGGATGTCGAGGAGGACAAGAAGGTAACCGGTGACGCTGCGTATAAACGCAACATCATTGCTGATGCTGAGATCCTCGCTCCCGGATTTACGCCAACAGGAGATAAAGGCCTGAAACGGCAGGCGCTGAACCATGCCATCCGTACGGGAGACAGCCTGAAAAGCTTTGGTGTGGAAGATTTCACCAAAGCACCCAAAGCGACGGTAGACGCCGTATTCACTGCCGCCGTGGCGCTGAACAAGGCAAAGAATCATATCGCACCACTCAACAAGGGCACTAAAACCGCCGATCAGGCGCGAGGCCCAACTACTCCGGCTGAAATGAACAAAATCAACGCCGAATTCTGGAAACGCAACCCATAAGGTAACTCTCCCATGGCTGGAAAAGCGTATTTAACCCGGATGCCTCTTGGCTTTTCCGGTGCAGTAACTCGTCCGCAGGATTTAACTACCGAACCGGTGATCCTCGACAGCGCCAGACCGTTTAGTAAATACGGACTGGCGGGTAAGTGGGATGGCAATAAGTTCGTTCCTCTGGAAGAGGGCGACACTATCGACAGTTTCGCCGGCATCCTCATCCGTCCGTATCCGACTCAATCCTCTACTGATATGGCCTACCTTGGCGTACAGGCGGGTTTTACGGGCGATCGCCTTGCCCGCGGCTATATCTGCGTTGACGTCCCGCAGACGCAGGCGGCCAGTGCAACAAGAGGCGCCGCTATTTATGTGCGCGTTGCGGGCGAGACCGAAGATAGTCCGCTCGGCTCCTTTATGCTGGCTCCTGACGCCGACGTTGCCAATACACCTGAAGTGCCGCTGGCGAAAGTCATGGGACCGGGGGACGGCACAGGCACAACTCTGGGCCAGGTAGAAATTGCTTACAACATCTAAGGAACACTGAATGCTTACTATTGATAAGGCTACAAAAGACGCCGCAGGTGTGTTCCTGATTGGTGAACTTGAGCGTCTTGACCAGACACTAAACCTGCCATTGGTCTCGTATAAGTGGTCGCGTGACATGCCGCTACGCAGTGATGTGTCCATCGCTGATGAGTTGTCATCCTTCACTAACACCGATCTGGCCGCTGCGGGTGGCATAAATCCGAATGGTAAAAACTGGATTGGGAAGGATTCTACGGCGATTGCGTCCACCAACCTGAATATCGAAAAAACAGCTCAGCCTCTCACCCTGTGGGGTACTGAGCTTGGCTGGACTCTTCCGGAACTGGCCTCTGCTCAGCAGGTAGGTCGTCCAGTGGATTCACAAAAATATGATGCCATGCAGCTTAAATGGAATATGGATGTAGATGAGCAGGTTTATATCGGTGATGAGGATCTTGGCATTACCGGGCTGTTAAATCTGACTCAGGTAACGCCATTAAGCGCCGCTAAAGCTTGGGTAAACGCGACGCCGGACGAAATCGTTCAGGATTTTAACCTGCTCCTTTCCCAGGCGTGGGTGAATTCTGGCTATGCGATGTGTCCGGGAAAAGTTGGCATTGCTCCGGAGTTGTTCGGACTGCTGGCGAGCAAGAAGGTATCCGAGGCAGGAAATATTTCCGTACTTGAGTACGTAAAAATCAACTGTATCGCATTCCAGGAGAATGGCACTCCACTGGTCATTGTCTCTATGAAATGGGCATCTAAGCGCGGTTCAGCAGGCTCCCACCGCCTGGTGGCTTACACGCAGGATGAGAAATACATCCGATTCCCGCTGGTGCCATTATTGAGCACGCCGCTTGAGAATCGAGGACTGTATCAGCTGACCACGTATTACGGTCGCCTGGGTCAGGTGGAAACCCCGTACGGTAATACCATTTCATACCTGGACGTTCCGGCATCCTGATAACCTGGTGGGGGAAACCCCACCATCCTGGAGATTTTCTATGAAATATTTCGTATCCACGGCGGCCATTCTGCACTTTGCTGATGGATCCCGAGTGAACCTCTTTCCGGGCATTCACAGTTTCGATGAGAAAGTCATAAAGCACTGGGCTTTTTCTGCTCACGCAAAAGCGGTGGATGATTCTGATATCGCAAAAGAGCAAAAGAATAATGGACAGAAAGCGCAGCTTAAGGTCCTGCAGGGCAGTATTAAGCAGCTCACCGGGCAACTGGAAGAAAAGGATAAGCAGATCGCAGAGAAGGACGCCGCAATCCAGCAGCTCACCGGACAACTGAAATCATTAACGCCTCCGCCAGGCGACAAGCAACAGGAGACTGATGGTGCCAAAAAACAGTCTTCTACCAACAAGTGATCAGTTTCGTACCGACTTTCCTGAGTTCTCAGACAAAGCCCGATATCCCGACGCATCCGTGAATTTTTATCTCGGGCAGGCTGACTGCCTGCTCGATCAGGACGTGTTCGGGTGCCAGTTCGTTTATCTCGCTGAATTATTCACTGCGCACTATACCGAACTGCGCGGCAGGGCTATGGCGGGTGGCGGTGGCGTAAATACCTCTGGCGGTGGCGTTCTCACATCGAAAGCGGTTGATAAGGTCAGTGCCGGGTATGACGTATCCGGCATCATCAATCCTGATGCTGGTTTCTGGAACAACACAGGCTATGGACGCGAGTTTTACTGGTGGTGGTCTATGGCAGGAGCGGGGGGGCGTCAGTTGCTATGAAAAGCGGCATGAAAATTACAGCGGACAATGCAGCCAGCTTGCTGGCCGGGATTGAAAAGCTGTCAAAAATGGACGTGCTGGTGGGCATTCCCGAGTCTAAGGCTGCCCGTGAGGATGGCGAGACGCTCAACAACGCTGAAATAGGCTATCTGCAGTCTACCGGCGCGACGGTAAAACTGGGTGGGGTGGAGGTAACTTTACCCCCCCGACCATTTCTGGATATGGGGATTGAAGATACTCAGGCAGCCTCTACGGCGCACATGAGGGCTGCAGCCACGCTGGCGCTGGATGGTGATTTCGCTGGTGCAGGCAAGCAACTGGAAAGCGCGGGGCTCGTCGCCTCTGAAGGCGCTAAACGCATTATTGGCGACGGTGACCGTCTGCAGCCGCTATCAGAGGCAACGATAGCAATGCGGCGAAGGAAGAAGATAAATGGCGACATACCGCTCTACGCCAAAGGCTATTTGCTGGATTCCATTACCTATGTGGTCAGGGGGAAATAATGCCGTTACTCGATGTGACAGAGGTTCTTTTCGATCCCGACTTCTATGATGCCTCGCTGGTGTGCAAGCGCAGCGAGCAAACCACAGACGGTGACGGGTTCACAACCAACGCAGAACAGCTATTTCCATTCTCAGGTGTGGTGACCGTTGACCGTTCGCTTGAGGCGCGACGGATGGCGGCAGGGCAGAACATTGCTGGCGCCATATTTATTGCTACTACGTTTCGCCTCACGCAGGGTCAGCCCGGACTGGACGCCGACGTGGTGACATACCAGGGGAGGGATTATCGCGTGACGTTCGCCGATCCCTATACGGCATATGGTGCCGGGTTCATTCAGGCACATTGCGAGCTGATGAATTTTGACGGAGGGACGCCAGTTGAATGATTCAACTCAGGCTGGCTACCTCACGCCGACCAGTCTGCCCCCTGATTATGACGAGCAGCTTGAGCGGGAGATAAGCCGCTGGATACGGGGTATATCCGGATTGCCTGATGGCATGGTGCTTCCACGCTGGACAGCAGTGCAGCCATCAATCCCGGTAGCTGGTTCGGACTGGTGCGGTTTCGGCATTACCCGAATGCGGCTTGATGTCTATCCTGCCGAGGTTACTGTCGATGATGACAGTAACGCCCGCTGGCAACAGGAGTCATTCGACATTATTTGCTGCTTCTACGGGCCATCCGGCATGGCTTACGCAACGTTTTTCCGCGATGGGCTGTTTCTCGAACAGAACAATGCAGAGCTTAATCGGGCAGGATTGAGCCTGAGAGACTGCTCGGACATTATTCCAGCGCCTGAGCTCATCAATAATCAGTGGCAGCGCCGGTATGACGTCACCGTGATCCTTCGACGTAAAACCGTGCGCGAATACGGCATCAAATCCCTGGTGGAAGCACCGGTTCAATTTTTCGGAGAATAAACTATGCCTAATGGCTTGTCAGTTTCACGCGTTGTTCGCGTGCAGGTTTCGCTCGCCCTGAGAGCAGCGCAGGGTCGGGATTTCGGCGCACTGCTGGTCCTGGGTCCATCAGATGTGCTGCTCGCCCCGGAGGTGATGCGTCTTTATAACGACATCGAAAACGTTGCTGTTGATTTCGGCACTACCGCCGAAGAATACAAGGCTGCCAATCTGTATTTTCAGCAGTCTCCTAAGCCCCTCAATCTGTATATCGGCAAGATGGATCGGCAAAACATCCCGGCAACCGCAGGCCAGCTCATCAGTAGCATCCTGACGTCCACCGAGCAGACCCTGACAAATTTCACGTCCGTTCTGGACGGTGCGTTAAAAATTGCCATCGATGGCGTGGTGCAGACGTTAACAGAGATTGATCTGTCTGACTCGCTTGACCTGGACGATGTGGCCGCCGCCATTGAGGCTGAGTTTTCCGGTGCTGCCGTGTCGTGGAATGCTGCCTCAGGGCGGTTCAGCATCACCTCAGCGACGACGGGGGCTGCCTCATCTGTGGCAATCCCAATGCCAGCCGGAACGGGTACAGACCTTGCCCCGCTGCTGGCTATCGACAGCGCCCACGATCCTAAGGTTGTTGCCGGTTACGCGGCGTCAGAATCCCCGCTGCCGTCAGTTAATGCCGCGCTTGAGTATTCCGCTGACTGGTACGGGCTGGTGATTGCTGACCCGGCCATGACGGATCAGGACCATCTCGACGTATCGGCGCTCATCGGCGCTGCCAGCGATTCGCGCGTGTATGGCGTGAGCACGTCGGCTATCAATGTGCTGGATTCGACGGTATCGACGGATATCGCCAGCCAGATTAAAGCGGCCGGCTACGGGCGTACCTTCGTGCAGTACAGCAAAGTGCCATACGCCGCTGCATCTGCATTCGGTCGCGCCTTCACGGTCAATTTCCTCGGCAACAATACGACCATTACGCTGAAGTTCAAGCAGGAGCCCGGTATTGCCGCTGAGACGATCACCGCGCAGCAGGCCGATGTGCTGAAGGCTAAAAACTGTAACGTGTTCGTCCAGTACGCCAACGATACGGCGATTATTCAGGAAGGTGTCATGGCGAACGGCGATTTCTTCGATGAGCGTCATGGACTCGACTGGCTGCAGAACTACGTCCAGAACAACCTCTGGAACCTGCTGTACACCTCCACCACCAAAATTCCGCAGACAGAGGCGGGCGTTACGCGTCTGGTTTCCAACGTCGAGCAGTCTATGGATCAGGCGGTTAATAACGGGCTGGTGGCTCCAGGGTTATGGACTGGCGGCGCAATTGGCCAGCTCTCTCCAGGCGATACGCTGACCAAGGGATATTACGTCTACGCTAACCCCCTTGTTGCCCAGTCTCAGGCCGAGCGTGAAGCCCGCAAGGCTCCCGTTATTCAGGTGGCGGCCAAACTCGCTGGCGCAGTTCATTTCGCCGATGTCCTCATTGATGTAGTTCGCTAAGGAGCGAAAATGCCTACCTATTCCTTTATCGACATCTCAGCATCACTGACCGGGCCAACCGGCGTTATCGACCTGGGCTATGGCTCGGCCAATTCGGAGGAGGGGATCACCGTTACGATGGTTGAGGCAAAAAACACCATGACCATAGGTGCTGATGGCGAGGTAATGCACTCCCTGCACGCCGGTAAGGCGGGAACGCTAACCGTTACCCTGCTCAAAACCTCCCCGGTGAACAAAAAGCTCTCACTGGCCTATAACGCGCAGAGTCAATCCTCAGCCACATGGGGAAATAACGTGATCGTTATTCGCAACACAGCATCCGGTGACATCTCTACCGCGCGCGCCTGCGCGTTCCAGAAGCAGGCGGATTTTAACAATGCCAAAGACGGCGGAACGGTCGCATGGGTATTTGATTGCGGCAAGGTTGATCAGCTTCTCGGGGAGTTTTAACAATGAGTGAGAAAGAAACCAAAACAGTATTTATTGGCGGCCATGAGTTGGACGCAGCCCTTGGCGGAAAACTATTTTCCGTGGTGCAGGGATCCGTCACCCGCGTTGTTGAAGAAATGGTGCTGTCCGGGAAAAATGAACAGCAGGTGAAGGATGCCGCCAAAACCACCGCCGAAACGGTGGTGGATACTTTTATCTGGTTGTGCCAGACAAAGAGCTAAGGTTTTTTCCCCAGTTCATCCCAGACATCCAGTGCATTCTTCATAACAGGTGGATTCGCCGAAGCCAGTAGAGCGGTGAATATCGCTTCCACCTCTACAAGCTTTTCAAGATAGTCCACCTCACTCAGTTTTTCAGACTGCCTGGCAAGATAGTGGAACGCCAGTTCTCTGGCGTTAAATTTTACAGACATACGGACCTCCTTAGTCCTTTGGTGTGGAGCCAGAAGGGTATCGCTAAGGGGGATCCGTCACCTACCAAATGAGGTAACGATGGAATTTGAAATCAAGGGCAATCAGTACCGCACCGCGAAGCTCAGTGTATTCGAGCAGCTGAAAGTCTCCCGCAAGCTGCTGCCGGTTCTGGCCGGGATGATCTCAGAGTTTCGCGACGTGCAGTGCAGGATTGCCAGCAACGACACAGAAGGGGCCATGTCCAGCGTACTGCCGAAAATTGCCGATGCCGTGTCAAAGCTCAGCGATGACGACTGCAACGCCATTCTGTTTCCCTGCCTGTCCGCTGTCTCCCGTCAGCATATGAAAGGCTGGGTACCGGTATTCAGCCAGGACACGCTGGCATTTGACGACATTGACCTCTTCACCATGCTGCAGCTGGTGGCGCGGGTGGTCGCCGATTCGCTGGGAAATTTTTTGCAAGAACTCCCTACTGTCGAGACGGTTTCTCCGCCAGCGGCTTAACCCTTAACAGCCTGCCGGACGGTGAGGATTTCATTCTTCGTCCGGCGCTCGCCTTCCGAATTGACCAGAAAGACCTCGACAGCGGCGCGGTAGACCTTTGCCGCATCGCCCTTCTGAATGACTATCTCGATGTGAAGGCTGATAACGACGCCCGTGTAGATAAGTGGAGAGCAGCTAATGAACGCTGACACAATTAAATCGTTTCTCGTCTCACTCGGTTTTGACGTGGACGAGTCCGGGGCGCAACGGTTTGATGCTGCGCTGAAGGGTGCGACGGCGAATGCAATAAAAGCGGGGCTGGCTATCGAAGGGGCTGCGCTTTCCGTTGTCGGGTTCACGGCAAAAATAGCTGACGGGCTCGATAAGTTGTACTGGTCATCACAGCGTACAGGTGCCAGCGTGCAGGGCATTAAAGCGCTGGGCTACTCGGTTGCACAGATGGGCGGCAACGTTCAGGCCGCCACATCTTCACTCGAGGGGCTGGCGCGATTCCTGCGCAGCAGCCCGGGTGCCGAGGGGTTTCTGAATCGACTGGGCGTACAGACGCGCGACGCCAGCGGCAAAATGCGTGATACGGCAGATATCTTCACGGGTGTAGGTGAAAAGTTAAACAGCATGCCCGTCTATCGCGCAAAGCAGTTCGCGCAGATGCAGGGTATTGACGAAGATACGCTCCTGACAATGCGCCGCGGGCTGGCTCAGGCCAGTTCGGAGTATGCACTCACAGTGAAGAAAATCGGCTTTAATGCCGATGACGCCGCTAAAAAATCCAATACGTTCATTTCCTCCCTGACCCGGTTAACGATGACGCTGGGGCTGGCCCGCGACAAAATCGGCTCAAATCTTGCCGGCGGACTGGCGAGCGGCATTGACGACCTGCGCAAGCAGTTGCTGGATAACTGGCCGAAGATTGAAGCCGTATTAACGAAGGTCATCAAAGGGGTGCTGTGGGCCGCCAGTGCCCTGAACCGTGTCCTGTGGCGAACCGGCCAGGCCATCAGCGGCGTCATCGACTGGTTCAATAAACTGGATCCAGCCACGCAGCAGCTCATTGAACTGTTTGGCGGTCTGCTGGTGGCCTGGCGGCTACTGAATACGGCGTTTCTGTCGTCGCCTGTGGGCATCATTCTTTCGCTGATCGCTGCTATTGGCCTGCTCTGGGAGGATTACCAGACCTGGAAGGAGGGCGGCAAGAGCCTGATTGACTGGGGCAAGTGGAAGCCTGAAATCGATGCGGCGATCAAACTCGCTGGCGATCTGCAGAAAACAATCAGCGACCTGACAACGGCGCTGGCTAAGCTGCTGGGCATCGACCCTAAATCATGGTCTCTGAAGTGGGACTTCAGCAACTTCATTTCGCAGATGGGTGAGTTCAGCAAAATGCTGGACATGATCGCAGATCTGTTGAACGCCATCAAAGATGGAAACTGGGCAGCGGCTGCTAAAGTTGGCAAAAAGTTGTGGCAGCAGGGTGACGATAAGCCTGATGCGCTCCCGGCGGTAACAAGGAGCGCAGAGTCAACACGGAAGGCAATTATTGACTGGTACCAGACAGCCAATGACCAGGTTAATCGATTTTTGCCCGTGTGGCTCGGAGGTTCAACATCCGCGCCCACCGTGCAGGGCGATAATATCCAGCCCGGTATCCCCGGCAATGAACCAGTGCAGCATGCGCAGTCAGCACGGCGACGTAACCCACAGATTGACGAACTCAACAGAGCTCAGGATAAAACCCGTAGCGAGGCATCAACGTGGCACGAACGTGGTGGCGGGCTGCTTGGCAAAATAGCTGACGGGATAGCGAAAATAGGCAATGGTCTGTTTCCTCCGGCGGACGCTGCCGAAATCCCCCCCTCGCTTGTTTATGCGTCGGGTGAGGTGATCGCAGAGCGAGACGCGCCGCGAGGCATTCGCAACAATAACCCTGGCAATATTGATTACCGTGGCCAGGCCGGGGCCAGACTGGAACGGCCTGGCGGTCGCTTCGCTAAATTCGAGACCGCTTATGACGGTCTGAAAGCCTTATCCCGGCAGCTAATGCGCTATTACGAAGGTAAGACCACGGGTAAGCGGCTGCGGACGATTCAGGACATCATTTCCACCTGGGCACCTGGCAATGAAAATAACACCGGGGCGTATATCGCTCAGATATCAAAATCTCTGAATGTCTCACCAAATGCTGTCCTGAACCTCAAGGACCCGCAGGTCCTGTCGTCGCTCATGAATGGGATTATCACCCATGAAAATGGCAGAAACCCCTACCCAAGTGAACTTGTGCGGGCGGCTGCCGGTGGGGCTCCGTCCCGCACTATCCAGCAGGAGACAACAATCAACATCCATGGCGTATCAGATCCGGGTGAAGCCGCACGTCTTACGGTAGACCGCCAGCAGAGCGTTAATGCTCAGGTGGTTCAGCAAGTAAACACAGGGCCAGCATAATGGATATCCTTTCAGTTATTTTTCGCCAGCAATCACGCCGGATAGGCATTTATATGCCGAGCGTAGTTGTGTCTGAAAAACATTCTGACGCGCTGGAAATTACCGAGCATCCTGTGGAAAAACCCACAACAAGCGGTAATTCTGGCTTCGTTGCCGATCACGCATACAGACGCCCGAGCGAGGTCACAATGGAATGTGGATTTGCTGGTGGCGGTTCACTCCTGGACTTCGCAAGTAATCTGACCGCAACCAGCCTGCTACAGAAAAGCCCGCGCGAAATGTATCAGGAGCTGCTCAATCTGCAATCAGAACGCAGGCCGTTCGATGTTGTTACGGGAAAGCGAACCTACAACAACATGCTGATCCGCACTATTGAAGTCACGACCGACAAAACGAGCGAGAACGTCCTGAACTGCACGCTGACGCTGCGCGAAGTCATCATGACCGCAACAAACAAAATAAAAGTTGCGGATAAGACCGCCATGAAAGACGGCGTAAGCACATCGGCAGTGCAGAACACGGGAACAAAAACTACCACTCCACCCAATCAATCTCTGTTAGACCAGGCTGTTACTGCTGGCAGACAACTCCTTGGGGTATGACATGCAGATTACTGAAATACCGCTCTCTCCCGATAATCAGCTGTTTCGTATTCAGCTGGCCGCCGTCACATACACGCTGCAGATTATCTGGCGCGATGCGGCAGGCTGGATAATGGATGTAATGGACAGTGGCGGCACGCCAATCCTCTCTGGCGTTCCGCTTGTGACCGGCGCGAACCTGCTGGCGCAGTATCCCCAACTTGGTATTAGCGGTGCGCTGGTGGTTGCCACGGATGTCGGTGCGCCGGATGACGCCACAAAAACTAATCTTGGCACATACGCTCACCTTTTATTTGTACAGGAATAAATATGTCACAGAACTGGATGCGCCATTTTGAGCTGCAACTGCTGGACCGGAACGGGCAGGGGATTTCACTGTCAGGTTTTAAGGTCACATTTCAGATCCATTGGGCAGATACGCGCTGGCCACGCGTGGCGAACGTGAAGATTTATAATCTCTCCACTGACACCACGAACAACATTCTCGGGGAGGAATTCGCAAAAATCCGAATGATAGCCGGGTATGACGGCATTGCGCCGGATGTTGATGCCAGTGAGGTTGGCGTAGCGAGGGAGATAGCACCGGATCAGGTGGGGCAGACAAATGGTCAGAACTACGGGCTGATTTTTGAGGGCGATATTCGCTTCACTGCGACCGGCAAGGACAACATCACCGACTCATGGGTGCTGGTGCAGGCTATCGGTGACCATGAAGCCTTCCTGTATGCCACGACCATCACCACGCTTGCAGCGGGTTATACAGCGGCTGATTTACACCGGGCGGCTATGCAGGACTTTAACCCCTTTGGCGTCACCCCGGGCATTACGGGCGATATGCCCGATACCGTTTTCCCGCGTGGCCGCGCAATCTATACCTCCACCCGTAACGTGATGGACAACATTGCGAAGCAGTGCAACGCAACGTGGCAGCTGATAGATGGGCAGGTTCAGATGGTGCCGGAGGATAAGTTTATTCATGAGGCTATTGTGCTGAGTGCTGACACCGGTCTGATAGGTATGCCTCAACAGACTATGGGCGGTGGCGTGAACGTGCGCTGCCTGATTAACCCCAACATCCGCATTAACGGCCTGATACAACTGGATCAGGCGTCGGTGTACCGGGCAGCGATAAGCGACGGTGATATCGCTCAGTCGAATAGTCGAATTGGAACATCCGAATACAACGGCAACATTGAAGGTGATACTCTACCAAGTAACACGCAGGCTGCCAGCATTGCTACCGATGGGTTTTATATCGTTAAGGCTATCGACTATACTGGCGACACCAGAGGTCAGGCTTGGTACATGGATTTGATGTGCTTCGCTCGTGGGGCGAGGGATCTGCAAAGCTCAGCGACAATCAATAGGGCGCAATAATTAATAATGAAGCTACGTTTATTTTTACTATCATCGCTAATGATGTCGACGGCCGCAGTGGCTGATGTGCGTTGTGGTGATTTTACTCTCACAGCTAGTAATGATGGCTTTATGCACATCAATGGTGTCAGGCCTGAAACCCAGAAATTCACATTCCTTAAGGGCGGTGAAGACTATGACAACATCAAGTATGAATGGATGGTAAAAACGAATCAGCCAGGCAGGTGGCTTGGAATGGAGTATATTAAGCGCGGTGGCACTAAACGCATTTTGAATGTGCAGCTCGCGCAAGCCAACATGGACGCGCCGCGCCAGTATGCGACGTATGATTGCCGAAAGGTGAAGTAATGTGTAATGGCAGTCAAATGCAGTAAAAAGACTGCAAATCGATTTTTGAATGTGTTTATTTATCATTTATTTAAGGATGAACAATGAAAGTTGTTGTGGCAAGCGCAATCATTAGTGCTGCTGTTGTTTTTTCAGCAGTAATGATGTCGGGTAATATCAATTTTAAAAAACAAAATATTCTCGAAACAGATAATGGACATGTAAACTTAGGCAAGGTTTACAGTGAGAGGTCATTAGTTGATGTGGTACTCCGCTTCTCCGATGATAAAACAGTGGTTTTTACAGCCAGAGGATTATCCAGTGGTTCGTATATGGACGGAGTGGATGAGAAGATTCAGACGGTGCTGGATAACTATAATAAAGATAAACCTGACGCAAAAAAACTTACCAAAGAAACACTGGCCTTTAAAGTGCCCGTGACTTTGACGGTGCAAACTTATATGGAATATCGCTCTGAAAACTTCCCATCATATGAGCTGACTCTCAATAAGAAAGAAATAACCATTGACAAAGATACAGTTGTCTATAAAGCAATTTCCGATGAGCTGACAAAGCTCGTGATGTCTGACGATCGTTTATTAAAAAAAACATACTTTATAAAATCCCCACAGTGATAACCATTACCTTAAAAAACCTGCCACCCGGCGGGTTTTTTTATGGAGTTTTTATGCCAATTTCTACCCAGTCGCAAATCGGCGGCGAACAACAAACTGCTCAGGCAATAGGCGATGCCGTATCAACACAGATGCGCGTAGCCCTACCTGGCATCATCCAGTCATTCGACCCTGGCGCTGTAACCTGTACCGTGCAGGTGGCGCTACGTGGCGTAGCCGGTGCTGAGTCAGTGGAGCTAAAGCCGCTGGTAGACGTGCCGGTTATCTTCCCCCGCGGTGGCGGCTGCACGCTGACCTTTCCCGTTAAAGCTGGAGACGAGTGCCTGCTCATTTTCGCGGACCGATGTATCGATTTCTGGTGGCAGAACGGCGGCATTCAGGAAACCGTTGACCCACGCCAGCACGATCTGTCGGATGCGTTCTGCATTGTTGGTCCACAGTCACAGGCGCAAAAAATCAGCGGCATCAGCACCAGCGCCGCGCAGCTGCGAACCGACGACGGCGCGGCATTTGTCGAAGTAGCCGCCGGTCACGACATTACCGTTGAAACGCCTGGTAAGCTCACCGCTACCGCACAGGGCGGTACCGAAATTACATCACCAACCATTGTCCTGAATGGCAACGTCACCATTAATGGCAATCTTTCGCAGGGACTCGGCGAGGCTGGTGGCGCGGCGACAATGCGCGGACCGGTCACCGTTACGAATGACGTTACCGCGTCGGGCATCAGCGTAACCACACATAAACACGGCGGCGTAGAAACCGGCGGAGGGGAAACAAAGGGGCCACAGTAATGCGATACAGACGCGAAGACCAGGACGGCGATTACACCTTTGGCAGTGGAGACGATACGTTTCTGATAAACAGCCCTGAGTGTGTTGCCCAGGCAGTAAAAACCCGCTTCGAGCTCTGGCGCGGGCAGTGGTTCCTCGATACCACTGAGGGCACACCTTACATTCAGTCAGTTCTCGGCAAACAGCATTCCGACGTTTATATTCTGGCAATCCGCGAGCGTCTGCAGAGTACGCCGGGGGTAAACAGCATCCTCTCATTCGATACCAACAACGACGGCACCACGCGCCGCGTTACCTTTACCGCTTCCATTGACACTATCTACGGACAGACGACAGTAACCAGCGAGGCATAAATGTCCTTAAATCTCGACACGCTCGGCTTATCGGCAACGGTAACCGCTGAGGGAATAACTGCGCCCGACTATCAGACGATACTCGACACGATCACCGGCTATTTCCGCCAGATTTACGGCAGTGATGCCTACCTGGAGCCGGACAGCAAAGACGGGCAGATGGTGGCACTGGTGGCGCTGGCCATTCACGATGCCAACAATACTGCAATTCAGGTTTATAACTCGTTTTCCCCGGCCACAGCACAGAATGCCGCGCTCAGCAGTAACGTCAAAATAAACGGTATCACCCGCAAGGTGGCGACCCGCTCGACCGTTGACCTGCTGCTGACCGGTGCCGTCGGCACGACCATTACAAATGGCTCTGTGCGTGACCAGAACAACATTCTCTGGAATTTACCCGTGTCGGTATCCATCAGCGTTGACGGATCCGCCCTGGTCACGGCGACCTGTGAAAATGATGGCGCTGTTGCGGCGCTGGCCGGGACGGTCACCACCATCAATACCCCGACCCGCGGCTGGACGTCGGTAACGAACCCCACGGCGGCCGCAGTCGGGAGTCCGGCAGAAACCGATGCGGAATTGCGTATCAGGCAGGGGCAGAGTGTGGCACTGCCGTCCCTGACGCCGTTCGAAGCGGTAGACGGCGCGATTGCCAACGTGGACGGCGTGACGCGTCACAAGTTGTATGAGAACGATACAGGCGCACCGGATGAAAACGGACTGCCGGAGCACTCCATTTCAGCGATCATCGACGGCGGCGACGTAACAGAAATCGCGCAGACCATTCGCGGGAAAAAGGGTCAGGGTGTAGCGACCTATGGCAAAACCACCGTTGAGGTGCCAGATTTGTACGGCAATCCGCACGACATTTCATTTTCCCGGCCCGAATACATCCCGGTCTACGTTTCGATAACGCTGCATCCATTCTCTGGCTATACGACGCAGGTTGGCAATGAGATGCGCCAGGCGGTCGCGGACTACATTAACGCGCTGCAGATTGGTGAGAGCGTAATACTGAGCCGCGTTTATTCGCCCGCGAACCTTGGCGTGGTCAGCGGCGGGAATGCCCGTTACTACGACATCAACGAGCTGATGATCGGGACGGCGGAGGATGCCGTAGCGGCTGCGAATATCGATATCAAATATGACCAGCAGGCGGCCTGCACCGTTGAGAACATCAAAATTGCGGTGGTCGTATGAGCAAGTACACCGAACTCATCACCAACTATCACGCCACGAAGCCGCTTTATTTTGACCACATTGACCTGAGTACCCGCCCGCTGATTGACGTGTCCGGCACGCTGTCGGATCTGATCCCCGACTTTGATATCGATACGGCCGTCGGCGTGCAGCTCGATACGCTGGGTCGCTGGATTGGTCGCTCGCGCACGGTAATCGAGCCGCTCACCGGTATCTATTTTTCGTGGGATACCGACGACCTCGGTTATGACCAGGGAGTGTGGCAGGGACCGTATGACCCGGAGGCGGGCCGGACCGAACTCAGCGATGATGCATATCGCGTCATCCTGAAGGCAAAAATTGCCATCAACAACTGGAACGGCCAGAACGATACGCTGCCCGGAATTTTAGATACGGCGCTGGCCGGTTCAGGCATCCGTATGCAGATCGTCGATAACCAGGACATGACGATTTCAGTGTGGGTGTTCCCGGAGGGCGATATCAACGAGGTTTCATCTGAGTTACTGGCAGCCATCAGGCAGGGCTACCTGACGATTAAAGCCGCTGGCGTTGGGGTGGATGGCGACATTCTGACACCGACCGAAGGCTCTAAATTTTTTGGTTTCGATTTTGATAATGACTACATAGCAGGGTTCGACGACGGATCCTGGGGGAGAACTTTATAATGGCTAAAAATGATATCAAAGCATTCGCTAACGGCGATTCTGCAAACGTAATGGCGCAGGCGGAGTGGGAGGGGCTGGACGCGCTGGAAAACGGTTTCGTAAGCGGCAAGGCATCATCTGCGCAGGTTAATAAGGCCCTGCGACAGTCGTCCTTTGTTGCATCCGCGCTGGCGCAGTCTGTTGCAGATACATCCGGTGAGGACGTGCTTGATGACGGGGACGTAGCGGGACTTGCGGCGAGAATAGTCACCGGCAACCAGGGGCGACTGCTGAACGTGCAGCGATTCACGCTGGCCGGTTCATACACGTACACGCCAACGCCGGGAACATCCAGCATTGTCGTTGAGGTTGTGGGCGCTGGCGGTGGCGGCGGTTTCTCCATCATCAATCCCGGGGGTGAAAATGGTTATGTCGGCGCTGGTGGTGGCGGCGGCGGTTACGCAACGAGCCGGTTAACAGATGTTCCTGCATCGCAGGACCTGACTGTCGGTGCTGGCGGTGCCGGCGGGGAGAATTATGTCCAGGGGGAGCGTGGCGGAGAATCGTCGTTTGGCGATATTACGGCTTCAGGCGGAGGCCCGGCCGGGGATAATTCGGCCCTGGCGTGGGGCGGGGAGGGGGGCATGGGTTCCGGCGGCAATCTGTTTAACGCCCGCGGGGGAACGGGCGGCGATATGCATGAGCACAGCGATACGCTAAGCCAGGTGCCAGGTGCTGGCGGTCCATCAAAGTATGACGCCGGCTCGCGAGGTGTGCCAGGTGGTACCGGTGCCGGAGTTAATGGCCTGTACGGTTCTGGCGGCTCTGGCGCGCTGACGTATGACGTTCCTGCCGCGGGTGGCGCAGGTGGTGATGGTCTGGTTGTGGTGTGGGAATATTCGTAGACATTGATCGTCGGCGCGTCAGTCCTGAGGGGCTGTCCGCCGAGTGAATCACATCATTTCGTGGCGATAATTGGGGTGTCTACGCTTTACAAAAAGTTCCCGGCTGGAGAAAAGTGAAAGAGCCGCAGTCCGTCGTATGCAAGAACGTACTGCGGCAGGCTGGTAAACTTTCGATAGTGCGAGTATTGAATGGTGACACAGCCGGTGGGGAGTGTGACTGGGATCTACTGAACAAACCAGTCGTCCGCGCTTTCCCAGGCATTCTGTAGCGTCTCCTGAACGAATTCTTTTGCCGCATCTTTGTCAGGGGCTCGCAGAACTGACAGACCGTCATTACTGGCCGCCTTCACAATGACTTCAACATCGTCATAGCGCTGACTAACGCGGCGCGTCATTTCTTGTTTTAATGCCTCTGTCGATCCCTTCGGCATTTTGCCGATCTTCTCTTTAGCAATGCTGATTTCGATGATCATGGCGAATCTCTTTGTGCTGGTTGAATATACAGTTATTTTTAACTGGTTATTTATACAGTGTCAAGTGAGGGGAAATGCATCTATATAGCGGGGAATTTTAGTGTTGAGTACATAATTAAGTACATTTAAAAAGTGGCGATTGATAGTTGTATAACTAAATCAATGCGTTGGGTTTTTTAGTTCGTAGTCGTGAAA